TGGTGAAGGCCAAAGTTGCATTGTACCCGACTTAATGCCTTCTACTACATGAATAAAATCGTGAGTACCGCCAGAATACTCCAAAGCGGCCTCGATCCATTCCCTGCAATTTTCAATTATTTCGTCAATTACCATGAGCCACCTGTCAATGTCACACGCTTCCAAATGTTTGCAGAGCCATCATGTGAGGCAGTGCATACATAAATATATGATGCATCCCAAGATATTAATCCAGCCTTATCGCCTGCTACTCCAACGCTAGATGCAGGAATTGCGTTTTTTACGACAATTTCACGAAAATTTCCCGATTTACTTATAACTGGATACAGGTTTACCCTATCCCACATCATTGTGCCATTTTCGGATGCACTTTCCTCGCCGTTCTGCTGAACCAGTGTGGATCGAGTTTGTGATAAATGCTGAACAAGCCTTCGACCCCACGTCCGCCAATCGTTGCCAATGACGTCTGGGGCTTTTTGTTGCTGTTCGCTCATCTCGCTCCACCAGCCGTAACATTAAGTCTATTTATACCGACACGCCAATCACCTAATGAATTTGCGTCTATTCTTAATTTAACTTGCCTGCCTGTAAATCGCAGAGATGTTGGATTGGACATGGAGAATGCCCCATAGGATCGTTCAGCTCCATTTGGATAGAACCTTGTCTTGAATGTGACTGTCACGTCGCCCTGCGTTTTTTCATCTGGGATCATTTCTGTAACTGACATTACATTCTCGCCAGTGCCTAGTGCAATTGAGCCACTTTCAGCAAATGGCGTAAGTGTGCCATAATCAAAGCCAATCTCATGCTCGTACAACTTGTTGTTTTCTGCGCTTGCCCAAATAGGCTGTCTGTATGTACCCATATCATAACCAGCAGTTCTGCCTAGCTCACCAATGTACCACGTATTCTCGACGTAGTTATAAACGCAATATCTGTCATTTTCTACAGATGATCCAGATGGGTAGAACCAGAATATCTCGCCGTATGTGCTGTTTGTCACTGCAAAAGTTTTTGATATTTGTGCGCGGTTTATATCGGAGAATACATAGTCAGATATTTCGCTTTCTATTTGTTGAACCGCGCCGCCTGCATAAGCATAGAATGAGTGATTACCCATCCAGAACGCGCCCTTATCAACTGATGCTATGGCCTTGTTTGCTATTAATCCACAACTCGCTCCAACGCGCTCAATACCATACACATATGGCGCACCAATGTAATTAGCAACGTGTGCATCCATGCTTGTTAATATTAGAGTTTGACCCTGCACACGTATGCCAGCCATAATTCTGCCACTTGTGTTAAGCTCTAAATCACCAGCCTCATTTGTTGCGGCAGGCGTCCATGTGGAACTATCTTCCCTATCACACCATTGCACCTTGCGTTGATTTCCGCCTGCACCTAATGCAAACAAAAATCGCTCTTCAGTTACGATAATACTTTCGTTATTTGTGGGTGCATTTGATAATACTGCGGCTGGTGTGGAATTGTTTATCTGCCACTCGTAAATCTTTCCATCATCCTCATTGCACGCAACAAGGTATTCGCCCCACGTATCTAATGACCAAGTTGTTGCAGGCTGTATTCTTGCTGTGTCTGGACGAGCCACGCCATAGGCATACTGCCCAAAATAACTTCCGCCATATCCTGTAAATGCCTCGGCGTCCTCACGACCATTAGCTAGGCCAGATGGCGTTATATCGTGGCGCACGCCTTGGGATGTCCAACTGTAAAGTTTATTATATGTGCCGCCAACAATATAACGATCTTGGTCATTGGCGATCCAAGTAATCATGCCACGAATTTTAGCATTAGCCGCCGTGTCTGATCGGGTACGCCAGCCACCCATTGGACGCATTGTACCATCAACCCAACGAATTAAGTTGGCGTCACGCCATCGACCTGACGCTTGTAATTCAGTGCCGTTGCGATAAATGCCAGCAGGAATGTCTAATGGTATTAGTGGCATGTTTACCTCGTTTTATAAGTTGCTGTTACTATAGCATATTTTTGTATTCATTCAAATGCACTATTTATTCTTCTTATAGTTTACATTTAATACACACCTAAAGTCGGCGTCAGTTGTGTGAACCCCTGCATGTACTTCTGCTAAAGGGAAAACAACCAATCTATTGGCTTTTGATTTTACAAACTCTCCTGTTTTAAATGCAGTGCCGCCGTTGTTGCTATTTATATAAAGTATAGATGTTTGTATTGTATCATCAGGGAAATTAGGAAAGTCTGTGTGCCATTCATTTTCTAATATTTCTTGGCTGTTTTTTCTAAATGTTATATTACATTTAGCTCTAAGTACATTACTTATATTAAGCAATTCAGTTAAACCTAGCATGTTTAATATATTAAAAAATTTTACTGGATGATGCTCATGCACAAATTGTAAACCTTCGCCATTTACAATATCAAATGTTTTCCAACTGCATTCTTTAAAATACCAATCTTTTAGCATTTCAAAATTGTCTTTATTCAAAAAATTATCGGTAATCTTAACCATGTGTTACCATCTATTATCTGGGCAAGAAAAAATTGATACTGTTTGTTTGGCAGGTAAGAAGCAACCGCATAAAGTGCATAAGTTTAACTTTTTTTTAGAACATCTATTACAAATAGATTTTCTATATTCTTTAGTTTCTTTAGAAACGAAAAAACCTTTAGGGGGCTTTGTCTCTAAAAGATTTTCATTTTCCTCTAGCTCAAGCTCTGCGTCACTGTAAAGATAAACATAAACATCATCTTCAATGTTTGGTGCTGTCTTCAAATAGAAACCTGCTTTAATTTCAACTAGCACTACTAATTTGTGCTTCCATAAACTGTGCCGTTGTTAGTTAAACTAACAGATTTACCATTATAATTAATAGCTTTACCACCCGCTCCACCACTGCCTCGTCCCTGACGACCCCAGCCGCCGCCGCCATAACCACCATCTTTATTTTGACCATCGGCGTTTGATGTTGCGCTTAAAATAGAACCACCATTAGCAGGATTTGGACTAACTCCGAAAACACCAGTGTGACCACCTGCGTTTGAACCAAATTGACAACCCATTGATTGGTAAGCGTAACCACCTGATCCACCGCCACCTTGGTTGCCACCTGCACCCCAATTTCTAGTTACGTAACCTTGGCAACCAGCGTTGTAATAATAATAGGAAGACGATGCTCCATTACTAGATGCTGATCCTATAGTTGATTGTCCTGCACCACCACCAGCTTGGTTAGCTGTACCACCGCCAGAACCACCGCCTCCTGCAAGGAAAGCGCCAGAATTGTTTGTAATGCTAAAACCATTAGCATTAACAATTATAGCATCTCCACCATTCTGTCCATTTTTACCACCATCACCTGCTACATAACCACTATTTATAATAGTTGTGTTATCCACGTTTATATTTAACGCCGCAGTAGAGTTATTGTTTGAATGAAAACCAGCATTACTAGCAATAGTCATAAGAATAGGTTTAACCCCATCCCACCCTGCCGCAAGAGCTACAGTTTGAACATTTTGAGGTGTTGTATATGTGCTTGATACAGTAAATGCAAAAGCATTCTGTGTGCCATAGAAATCAGCAAGTGATATCTGCCCCGACGAAGGGACAGTATCTGAGCCATAGTATTCATTAATAGCTATGGGGTGTGAACCTCCAAACTCATCTTGAATATTTTGTAAGGTTATTTGACCACTCGATGTTACAGCCATAATTACTTACCTTTCAATGTTTCGATTTCAGCTTTTAGCTCTTTGATTGCTTCAATCATTAATCCATGAAGTTGATCGTATTGCACTGTCTTGTATTCAGTCTTATCATCGTCACCCATCTTAAGAGGTAACGTGCTTTCAATAATTGCACTTGGCATTACCTTCTCGACTTCTTGAGCTATAACACCAGCAGACTTTTTGCCATCAGCTAGGTATTCAAATGTGTAACCATTTAGCTGTGATACTTTATCTAAGGCATTGTCTATCTTAACGATGTCTTTCTTTAGACGTTCATCAGAGATTGATGTAGAGTAAGCAACAATGTTGCCTTCACAGTGTAAGTCGCCATTATTAGAGAGGCGCATGTCTTCATTGCCATCTAAGAACCACTGGAACTTGTCAGTTTGAGAAGCAAAGTAATCGTTACTGTCACGACCCATGTAGAACAAATCCCCACGAGCGTCACTTTCAAGGCTGAAAGTTGTGCCTGATAAATCAAGGCCAGAACCAGCACTGTAAGTTGTGTTAGTGTTCGTCACTGTTTCTGTGGCTGTAGACAGTCCTGTAACATGTCCATATCCATCTAATGTCACGTCTTGAATATATGTTCTGCCTGAGTTATTTGATGAGCCTTGAGAAGATGTATCATCATGGCTTATACTAATTGTAGCGTTTCCACTTTGGTTAGCTGTAAAAGTACCAGAACCACCTAAAGCACCAGTACCTTGTACTGTAAGTGTGCCATTACCGACTGACACAGTGCCAGTTCCAACAGATGTAACGTGTCCATATGTGTCAAAGTTAATGTCTTGGATAAATGTATTGCCGCTATTGTCACTGTTGCTAACACTGCTTGTATCGCTGTGACTTAGCGTTACATCACCAGTGCCACCACCTGATAAGCCAGAGCCAGCAGTAATAGTCTGATCATTCTTAGCGTTAGCCTCAATACCATCTAACTTAGTGCCATCCGCCGCAACATCACGTCCATCAACAGTGCCGCCAACTGTAATGTTGCCAGTTGCGCTTATTGTTGTCCCTGCAATAGTAGACGCAGAGTTTGCACCAATTGGCGTTCCATCAATTGATCCAGAATTAATATCAATACCAGTTACAGGCGTCGTACCATCCAACAAATTATCGACGTTATCCAAATTGGTATTTATTTTTGTACCCCAAGTATCCTCGGACGCTCCGACTTCTGGCTTTACCAGACCATATGTGGTTGTTGTAGTATCTGCCATAATTAACTCCTATGTTTGGCCTTGCGGCCTAGTATCGTTCATCAATGTAAGAGAAAGACGCAGTAGGCGCTGA